TCTGCCCTGAAAGTCCTTGTTTCTAAATATCTGTGTTTTGTACCACCATGACTTCTTGGGCCCTTTAACTCCTAGATCTTTAAGACTGTGTTTATGCCAATGTTTAGGTACCTCTCTAGCCTTTTCAGTCCATATATGAAAACGTATAGGACAACTAAAGTTCCTACGTAACCCAGCTTCTAATTTCTTAGCATAGTCTAAAGTATAGTATTCTCCATGAAGCACACATCCGCAGTCTATACCATCTTCCATATAGTCATCTACCTGTTTCATAATTGTGATTCCAATCTTTCTATCCACAGTCCTTGTTCAATTTCCTCAATGAGGTATTCGGTGTGCGTTATCTCTGCTAACCATTGCTCTGTAGCAAGATTATTAACTAGTTCTATGTTATTAATACTGTTACTTATAGAGTACGCCAAACTTAGTTCACTAGTTATAATTGGTGTTCCTGATATTGCGGCCTGTATTGCTGGACCACTCGAGTAATTTACAACGCAATAGTAATTAGTGTTAAAATCAAAGTCATCATATGTTCCTGTAATTTTACGAGGCATTTCACTAGGCATTTGTAATGGAGATCTAGGGTGACTGCGTACAACGATTTCTCTATCTGTTTGAGATTGTATCATTGTTACTTGCTGTTCAATCCATAGTTCTTGTGATTCTAAATGCTGTAACTGTAAACTTTTATGATGTTGTGCCGCAATTAATATTTTACCGTTATTGTTTGTGTTCTCATTGAGGCTAATACCTAACTTATTAGGTCTATCCCAATCTAAATTTTCAGTATGGCCATAATAGCCCTCAGTTGTAATATTGTTTAATGAAATCTTCCAGGTTGTGTTTCTTCTTAAGGCACCAACTTCAATTATTATTACAGGTTTATTTTGTCTACGAAAATGTTCATATATTTCTTTATTAGGAGCCATACGTCCTGCCCATAGACAACTCCATATGACCGCAATATCTGCGTTCATATCATTTTCTACCACTTGATAATGCTTCTTAGCACTAGATAAAAAGGCAGACATAACTGGCTTTGAATTTAATGATGTGTGCTTAGAAAAATAGGTCAGTTTTTTCATTGAATAAATATATGCTAATATAATAGTATGTATCCATTTATATAAACACAAGGACAAAAAGTGAAATATACTTTAATCACTACATTCCATAAAGAAGGAATGGAACAGTACGGTCAGAGAATGATAGACACCTTTGAAAAACATTGGCCAGCAGAGATTGATCTTGTTGTTTATGCTGAAAACTGTACACCTAAAACAACTAAGTCAAATGTTCAGGTAGTTGATCTACTTAAAGAAAGCAAAGAATGTAGAGACTTTGTTGAAAGACATAGAAACAATCCTAAAGCACACGGACGTGATGCTTCACAGGATCCACGTAAACAGTTTAAGTGGGACGCTGTGCGTTTTTGTTACAAAGTATTTGCTACAGGATTAGCAGAGAAAACTATAGATACTGATTGGCTGATATGGTGTGATGCTGATACACTTACTCATACTGATATCCCCGTTCACTTTGTTCCAAGCATATCACCTGGAGACGCAATGATTACATATCTCGGGCGTGGTGACAAATATCATCCTGAATGCGGGTGGGTTGGATACAATCTTAGACACCCTAACTCAAGAATGTTTATAAGAGAGTTTGTGTCATTGTATACAGAAGATAAACTGTTTGATTTACCTGAATATCACGACAGCTATGTTTGGTCTACAGTATGGAAACAATATAGAACTAAATCTGAGAATAAGTTTTTCAACTTAAATCCTAATCCAGACACGAAAGGCTTTGCTGGGCATCCGTTTATTAACAGTGCTCTTGGTCTATATCTTGATCATGTCAAAGGTAAACGTAAAGATTTAGGACACAGTAATAAAAGAGATCAAGGCACGTTCATCGATCATCCTTATTGGTCTAATATAAAGGAAACAAAATAATGTATAAAAAACATGGATGGACATTTCCAGACTATGACACACATTTTGCTTATATGTTGGATAAAAATATACGTAAAGGCGGAGAACCTGTTTATCAAGAACCCGTTAGACGCAAGAGCTTTCAGTTTGTGCAACACAAAGGTCTAGCGTTGGATATAGGCGCCAATATAGGGCTATGGACTAGAGATATGGCTAAACAGTTTCAGCGTGTTATAGCATTTGAACCAGTGGCTGACTTTAGAGAATGTCTTCGAGAGAATGTTGATATGTCTCAAGTTGCTATAAGAGACTATGCTTTGGGCAACGAAAACACAACAATAGATATGGTAATCACACCAGACAACACAGGACACAGTCATGTCAATACTGACACTATGGGTAATGGTCAAATCCATATGTATCGATTAGATAGTTTAGAATTTCAAAAAATTGATTACATTAAAATAGATTGCGAAGGATATGAATATAATATTCTATTAGGCGCCGAACAAACAATTAAAGAATATAAACCTGTTATGGTTGTTGAGCAGAAACTACACAAAGACACAGGCATCACTGAAGATACTCAGTACGAAAGTGTTGAACTATTAAAAAGTTGGGGAGCTCGAGAGCTTAGTCGTGTACGCAACGACGTTATTTTAGGATTTTAAGTAAGGCTCAAAGTGTTTCCACACAAAACCTTTTCTTAGTTCTTTGTCACACCAATGACAGCTAGCTAAATCATATAACCATTGACTACGTTCAGGATAAACAGGATTTAAAATATTTTTAATATCGTGATTGGCCACGTCCCAAGTTACAGCATCTTGATCTTGTACAAATACCGGAACTCCCTTTAATATTGCCGCAACTGAACTAGATGAATTATAAAACACCGCGGCGTGAGCACCTTCAATATCTTGTTCTAATGTACTGTCAGGTACACTTTCATATATATTATTTTGTTTTAAATAACCTTTAAGATTATACTTACGCTTAGGATGAGGTCTTATTAATATAGGCTTATCAGTAACTTTTCTTATTTGAGTAACTGTGTTAGCTAGCCATTGATCCAAATCAGTACCCTTCATATTCCAGCCTCCGTCTCGCTGTAGACAAATTAAAATATGACTGCCTGTTCCATTTTCTCTCCAAGGCTTCATTCCTGGCATACGCAGATCGTATCTTAATTGATTCCATTTGGTATTGATGCTACCTTTATTAGCATATTCATGTTCATTATAAAATACACCATCTAGACTATATCGGACATACATACTCTTTGGATCTGCAAATTTAAAACAACTGCCATCTATAGGCATGCAATGCTGTTTATTGTCACGTGCCCAGTCAATTACAGCTTTACGTAAATGGATGTGAGGTCCAGAAAATGTTTGACCAACCCAACCAATGAATACTCCTAGTCGTGCTGGAATAACCTCATATTTGGTTTGTACAAAGACTCGAGCACCTGCACGTTGTGCACCTTCAGCAAATGCTTTTAATATTTGTGCTTTGCGATCATGGTCTGATATACGAGGCAAACTAGAAAGATAAACAACTACGTCATACATGCCACGTCTCCATAATCTTTTTAGCAATACCGTTAAACATTTCTTCAGAAGTAAATTGGCTATAACTTAAATAACATAGCCATTGACTTACATCATCTCTATATAGATTATTAATCTGTTCTATACTGTTTCTACTGACTGGCAGTGTTATGTGTTTTCCTAATGTAATTACAGGGACTCCAGCCCATACAGCTTCAGTAAGTGCATTTGAATTATACCCAACCACGCAATATATAGACTCGTCTTTTAATAAGTCTTGATACAACGTTGTGCGAGTTTTTCTTGTGCCTTGTTTTTTTCTAATTTTTATTTTTTTATCTGTTACTTTTTTTAACTTTTCCTTCTGTTCTTTGACCCAGGCCTGTTGATCTAACCCATAAATTTTACATACATGCAAGCTTGGCGGTATTATTAATACTGTGTTACCAGTAGTTCTCCAATGTTTTGGAAATAAAAATCCCTCAGTTCTCAATCTTGAATTTACTATTATGTTTAATAGTCGATCCATAGGAAAAACATGCTTTGGTTTGTCGGCATGAATATCGTTACGGCAAAGTCGATGAAACCCTTTTCTGCTTTTAGAGTGAATAAAATTAGTATATCCGCTGTCAACAAACCAAAAAGGAAATTTATTTTTTATTTTATCGCGTAATAGTTGTTCATTATTAAGTATATTTCTAATTAAGCAATCTGACTGAGTTTGCGAATAACTGTCCACTGTTCTATAAGAAGTTTTTTCGTATACACCGTTAGACAATCTTTTCATATAGTTGTCTGACTGTAAATCTAAATAACGTGCTAACAACAAACGTTTTCCTCTAGCACAGTTGCCTCCAATAGATACACATATGTCTTCAAACTGTTCAAGTAAAATATTACTTAATCGACGTTTATGTCTTAGTTTCTTAATAGTTTTCTTTTCAATATTAATAGTATCTCGTATTCTATTTAGATCTGCCCAGGCGGCTTTATAAATTCTATCCTTATCTTTCTCACCTGTAACAAGGTCTGATTTGTTATAGTGATTGGAATATATTTTACTAACAAAATGCCAATTCAAACTTTTGAGATAATACTTTATTATGATTAGATCAACGAGAAAATCACATAATTCTTCGTCATTGATAATAGTATAATTAGCCATTGAGTATTCCCCAGGCTGTACCGTTATTCATTTCTGTACGAGTAAATTGACTATAACTTAAATGACGCAACCAAGCTTCTCGTTCATCGTCTGATGGTATGTAAGGATTTTCTATTTCACTGAGATCATGTTTTGCTAATTGTTGAGCCGCATTAGGCCCTAAAGTAAATGCTGGTGTACCGTTAATTATTGCTTCACAGGCGGCTACTGAGTTGTATGTTACTAGGCAATGGCTGTCTTTAAGATCATCTTCTAAAGTATTCTGTATAAAACGGTCATCTCTAGGTCTCTTTAGTCTAACTTTAATTGGTCGATCTGTATATTTTTTTATTTCTGCTACTGTTTGATCAATCCATTGTTGTTGATCAATGTTCCATAAAGTAAAACTTTTAGGGCTAGGTGGTGCTATTAGAATATTACGTCCTGAAGTAAAAGGTTTAGGATCTAATAGGGTAGGATTTAGCTCTGGGCGTTTTAATTGAGCCCATTGAATATATTTTATCACCTGTTCTAGTCTATCTCTAGGTCTTTCTATAATAGGTCGAATATCATGCACATGATCTTTTACAATACGATGCCATTGCTTCTTGCTTCTCATATTACCTAAGTATTGATTATCAATATAAAAGAATGATGTATTGTTTGCCCAACAATCCTTTACAGCTTTTATCATTCCGGCGCCGTATATTACCCAGGTGTTGTCAGGATAAGTCCGTGCTTCTTCTAAGCTGACAGCAACTCCATTACATCCTTTTGTAAAATTAAAGATAGAAGTGTTTAATAACTTGAGGTGATTTTTAGGAAGTTGCTTTTTTTCTTTTCTATCTAGACAAAGTATATCATTTGCTGTTATCATCTAGTAGATCAATCCTTTGTTGACAGTATTCAGTAAACAGCCTTTCTTGGTGCCAATCATTGGCCATGCCAGTGTTAGAGAACTCATGGAAACAAGGAGTACCCAAAGTATAATGTACTAATTTAGCATCAGGGTTATCATCATATTCTGCGGCCAGCCAATTCCATTCTTGAGGCAGTTCTGCTATACGATCATCTTGTGTCCATTCAAATCTATGTAGATGAGATCCAATTGATTCTTGTATATAGTCAGGTGTTAACCGTTTACATGGCATCATAGCACAATTAAAAATCATCACACTAGACCAATTCTTTCTTGGATAGTCTTCATTTTTACTGCCTAAATATTTGACAGGCATCTTTGTTTTGTAGTCGTGCTTAACAACAGCAACGTCCCAGCTCGAAAAGTTTTTTGTTTCGTTCCATAACTTTGCTATATCATCTTTAACTATCATATCACCGTCAATATAAATTGCTCGTCCTGTGTACCCTGCCATATGTGGCACTAGAAAGCGTGAATATATAAAATGATTAGACCCGTCAGTGTGTGTTTCCTCATATCCTGACAATAAGTTAAGTGCTAACGGATGTATGCTTACTGGTTGTGTAGCATGTCTAATTATTGAATTAACACAGGTATGGAATGCTATGGCTTCTCTAGGGTCATACCCAATGTATACTGGTATTGTATCTTGTTTGCTCATGCAGGTATTTATCTGCGTAGTTTATTCAGTGTGTAGAATATGTTTCAAGATGCCCAGCAAACCATGGTAGTACGAGATCTTGTTGTTTAACATGTCCCCAACGATCAATACTGTGTACTGCTGAGTCTGGTAGTAAGTTAAGTTCAGCTAGATCTCTCCAGCTAGTAGTATGAGGATCTTGAGGCTCTACTTCACCTTTATAGACCATAGCTTTTATCCAGGGATCTCGTAGTCCTTTAAAAAACAATCCGCTCTTACAATCCCAACCGTTGACTGCTAGCATATGAATAAGATTAACTAAGGTATAGTGATGGTATTCATTATTTGGACTTGATATATCGTGTCGATTATATTTGATATTTGTAGTTTGTGGTATCTGTAGAAGTAACATTCCATTGGTATTTGTTAATTCCCACCAATGTTTTAAAGTGTTTATTGGATTAAGACAATACTGAAATGAATCATGTGAAGTTATAACGTCAAACGAATCTGACGGTAACCCTGTGTTTTCCATATCTGCTTTTAAGTATGTTAGATTTTTATGTGATACAGAAAGTTTATCAATTTGGTCAATTACTGTTGCTTTAATATTATAAGGTTTAGGTTTTCCAGTTGATTCAATCTCAGGATCAGTTTCTCTAGTTACCCACCATTCTGCGTCTAGACCTGATCCACCTCCCATATCACAAACGGTATTAACAGATATCATAAACTCATAGAACGTCTCAATAGTATCTAACACTTCTCGAGAATGTTTGTGACTTGTTTGATCTTCAACAAACATTATAGTTGTATATCCTCCATGCCACTTGCCCTTAATCTAACTACATGCCCTAACATAAAGTTTTTACTTTCGAGTCCTTTCATTATACCTAACCATTGGTTTCTAAGTAGAGCAATGTCATTAATTAATGTTTCATATTCAATAACTTCGTCTTCACCATCTACATACTTTTCTGCATCACGTGACGTCAATGCTCTTTGATATGCTTCTAGATACTTTTGAAAGTGCTTACGTCTGATTTTACGTAGTTGTATATTAAGATAATTAAGCACTGCTTCTATTTCTTGTAGTTGGTGGAATCGATGTTCAGTAATGCCTGGTAAATCTGACAGATTCTTTTCTACGTATCCGTAGATACTGACATCTTTTTTGGCACTTTCTAACTGGTTACGATAGTACATTATAAAGTCAGGTAAGTTTCCAATGTTATCAACTACTTTGTTATACCACATTAATAGTTGTCGTCCTCATCGTCTTCGTAACCACCGTCATCAACTTCATCGCCCCAGGTATCTAACCCGTCATCTTCTTCTTCTTCAACAACATATGCTGATAACGCTGATTTAATACTCTTATCTTGGCCAATATCGCTGTCTAATATTTCGTCTGCGTTATGCCCTTGGTTATCAATTAGTGCATTAACAACATCAATTGCGGCTTGTTTTTCATCGTTAAGATGATCTTTAACTGCTAGCCATACCTCAGATGCTGATATTAATGTGTCTGCCATTTATTATTTTCCTTCTACAGTTTCTTCTACTACAGGTGCTTGCTGTTCAACAGCAGTATCTTCCATAGCTTCTACGTCTTCAATACTTATCTCTTCTGCTATCTTTCCGTAGCTTGCCATAATCTTATCTAAGCAACCGTCAGTGTTAAGTTCCCATGCTTTACGGAACTGTTTGATTTCATTAGCACTGTCTGGCTCGCCATAACGCAATCTGTTACCGTCTTTTTTAAGTAATCCAGCTTTTTCAGCCATATCAACTAAACCTGAGTATGGACTCATTCCTGTTGAATAAGGAATCTTAACTTGTACACCTTCAAACGGTTTAGCGTAACGTGTTTTCATTACTTTACAACCAGCTCTAATACCTTTAACATCTGATATCTTGTTACCAGCTTCATCTTCTTTTAGTTTAAGTTTCTTCATAGCAACAACAATACTTGATGCGTAAATAAACCCTTGACCACCTGATATCTTATCATCTGGATCAAACATGTCTTGTGATGCGTATGTGTGATTGGTTGCTACAATACCTATGTTTAACGCACCAATCATGTTAACTGTGTTTCTAACAAGTGCTGTTAGTGCCTTAGGTTTACGACCCATATCACCTTTCATATCACCTGCTTCAAACTGATTAACATCGGTTGGTGTTAATAACATACCTAACGAGTCAATAACAAACAATACTTTAGGTCTTGCTTCTTCAGGCATTTCTCTATATTCTTTTACAAATTCTGAAATAGTTTTAGCTACGTCATCAATCATTGCCATGTTAAGTTTAAGTAGTTTGTCATCTGATGTATCTACACCTAATGCGTGTAACCAACTTTCATCAAGTGCGTTTTCGCTATCAACTAAGATAACATATATGCCTTGTTCTTGTGCGTTTTTAACAATGTTGCCTGAACAGATGTAACTCTTACCTGCTCCTGATTCACCAGCAAACACTGTTACTTTGCCTAGTGGTATACCTTTGTTAAAGTCACCGGATATTAAATAGTTTAGTGCAAAGTTACCTGTTGATACCCAATCTGTTGGATCGTTAAATCCTAAACTCATTCCAGGAATGCTTTTAGTAATACTTTTTCTAAACTTACTTGCGTCGAATGGTTTAGCCATTGTGTTCTCCTTGCTATTTTGTTCTTATTATACTATGTAGTGTTGTTGCTGTCAACATATAAATTTATATATTGTTGCCAAAAGATTAAGACATCAAGGCAGTGTTGCCACTGCCTGATAATCTAATAGTCTATTAAGACGACTGTCTTGAACGAATCATAGCAAGTATATCTTCTGCTTTTGATCCTGACTCTGCTGGTGCCGCTTCAGCCGGTGCTGGAGTAGCCGCAGGTGCTGTTTCAGCTACAGGTTCTACTTTTGGAGCTTCTACTGCTGGAGCAGGTGTTGCGTCTGCTACAACTGTAGGTGCCGCTTGTTCAAAAGTGTCTGCTTTTGGAGCCGCTGTTGCTGGTGCTGGAGTTGACCCTGCTGGCGCTTGCATGCCATATGGTCTGTAATAAGCACCAAATTTCTCTGCGTCATACGGTCTACCGTCTACTGATGCTTCAAACATTTCTTTCATAACTTTAAGTTCAACTTCGCTAGGTTTCTTAGGAAGAAAATCATTTAAGTTATATAAGCCATGTTTATCAATAGCCGCTTGTTCTGCTTCTGTTAACGCAGTTTCTTTACGTGCCCAAGTTGATGTTGTGTAATCAGCATAACCACCTTTCTGTGTTTTAACAACACGGAAGTCAATACCACGCATTGGATCTGTAGGTAGTTCTTCCATCTCTGGATCCATTAATGCTGTTTTAATAATATTGAAAATCTGTGGACTCATAACAAATCTACGGATTGGATTTTCTGGTGTTTGATCATCTGATAACGGATTCTCTCTTACAAAGCCTTGGAATAAGTATGAACGTTTCTTCCAATACTTACGACCCATTTCTTCTAATGCTGGATCTTTAAACCAAGTTCTAACTTCTGCTAGAATTGGACACGACTCACCCCACATTTCAATACAAGGAATCTGTACTTGAAATTGTTTATTGTCCATTTCGCCTTTAATGCCGTTAAATGGTAAACGAATCATGTTACGTTCAACCCAAAAGAATGAGTTGTTTGGTTCGCCATCTGGTAAAAATCTTAAAGTAGATGTCGCACCTTCTTGAATATTCCAGTGTGGATAGATAGCGTTATCGCCGCCACCTTGTGAATTGTTTGATGTTCTTGCTTCTGCTTGTGTGAGTTTTGCTCTAATTTCTGCTAATGATGCCATTGTACTTCTCCTATATGTGCCATAATGTTTAGTTTTAAATGTGTATAAATCATACAACAGTTACATTATATGATACTTTATTTAGCTTTACAACCATTATATTGGTATATTTTACCAAAGTCGTAAAAAAAGAGCATAACTTATATACAGTATGCTCTTCCCTTACAGTTCTTTTTTAAGGAACTATCTAGCCAACCTAAGTATTGCTTTTAATTCATCTTCTTTTACTTCATAACGCTTACCATCTACTTCAAATTCTTGTTTGCCATCTTTTTTAGCTTGAGCCAACGCACCTGAGAATTCATTTCCTTCGTCAAAGTCATCTTCTTCAATGGCTTCAGTTACGCCACAAGCTTTTAAAAATCTTTCTTTGTCAAAACGTGGATTCATTTTCGCAAACTTATCACAGTATTCTTTTGCTTTAGCTTTACGGTCGTCCATATTTGGATTATCTTTAAGTAAGTCAGCTACCATTTGAAAGTCTTTTCTAGTAGGGCCTTCATATACTTCCATATTTTTTCCTTCGTTAGCTTGTTTAAGAGCATCTTCAACTTCTGGATGTTTAGTTAATCCTGGGTGTATAGCATCAATAGCATCTGTTGCGTCTGTCATGTCGCCTTTCATGTGCATTGCTATTCTAATAGCTTTTTGTATTTCTTCTTGTGTAAATGTACCTTCGTTCATTTTTGTGTCCTCTGCGGCTAAGTCGCCTGCAAATGTTTTCATTTTACCAATATATGCTGGTGTGTTTGGATCTTGTCTTAGTCCAGGTGTTTTAACTTCGCGCCAGTCAGACTTTTTAGTTTGATATTTTTCTTCAAACTCTTTGTCTGATAGTGCTTCTATGTCCATAGATAATTCTTTCATTTTACCTTCAGTTACTGTGTTATCTTTAACAATGTTGTTGACCCAAGCACTTACGTCACTGGTTCCTATCTCTACTAGATCACTCCAATCTTCGCTGTCAACATAGCCCCTAATCGCATCCATTGTTTCTTGTGGTCCACCTACTTTAATAACTAGATCTAGATTGTCTTGAAAACGTCGAAGAATAGCATCGTGTACTGCCTCTCTATTCTCATCTGCATCATCGTTGTCGCCCAAATTAATATCATTCTCGTAGTCCATAGCATCTTGATCTGCTTGTGCGTCATAGTCATCGACGGCTTCCATTGGTACGTCAGCGTCTCTTGCGTCCCACTCTGCTTCAGCATCTGCTTGACATTCATCAGCATATTGATCGTTTGAACACTTAGTTACATGTACTGTGTTTTGTTCGTTGTCTACTTTAGCAGTATACGTAATATCTGTTGGGATACCACCTGGACCTGGAACAGTAACTTTACCTTCAAATTCTTCTGGATCAAACCCTTCTCCTAAATCTAGTGCAGTTGTTTCATCTGCCCAATTGCTAAATTCATTAATTTCTTTCATAACTGAGTTCCTCGCCTCTAATTTATTTAATACCGGAATAGCTTCTTCTATTCTAGTATCTAATAGTGTCTCTGTAAACATATCACGTAACTGATCTGTAATTTCTTCATGTACATTGCCTAAACTAGGATCAAACTGATCAAACTGTTCACGGTATCCACGTTTACCAATCATACGTTTAACTTTCTTTTTAAGATCAGCATAATGTCTAACACCGGCTTCTCTCATTGCTGTTGTAGCTGTATCTGTAAATTCTTTGCCTCTACTTGCTCTTACAAAATTACCTAATACTCCTATGTCTGACACTAGTTCACAGATGTGTTGTCCAAATTGATCATGTGGAGTTCCACCTTCGCTTACGTGTCTAGCCATAGCACGACCAGCAAATAATTTTGTAAAAGGTAGTTTAAAACGTTCACCATCTGCATTCTCAATGTATAAAGAAGATATATTTCTATATCGTTTATCA